TCATTTCGTTCTCGCTTCGTCCAGAGCCCCGACTGCGGCGATATGCCGGCGTCGTGCACCAGCGATTCGACGCGCTTTTTCCGCGTTCGCCTTGTTGTAAATCCGGGTGACAGCGAGCGTCTTGTGACCGGAAACCGGCCGCACGTCGTCTTCGCCCGCGTCGCCAATCTCGGTGATGCCCCCATGCCGGAAGCCGGTGAAGGTCATGTCCTTGGGCAACCCGGCTGCGTCGCAGATCTTGCGATGGACGTTCGACATGCGCCGCTCGACGTAGCGCTTGCCGCTGCGCTCCTCGACAACGATCGGGCCGGTCGCGGACCTCGTCGCTGCGCGGGACCGCGCGAGCTCTTCCTCGAGTTCGGGATACAGCGGCACGCGCTCGACGCCGCCCCCCTCGCCCGGAACCTCTTCGAATAGCGGCAGCGTTACGGGGTTGCCGGTCTTGGACTGGACGAGCGTGATCTCGACCCCGGGCTGGTAGCCTTCCCAAACGATCGCGGCGCGGTCCGGCGCGTCCGGATCGACATAGCCAAAGGCATCGGACACCCGCTGGCATCCCTCGAAGCACAGCGCGGCGGCGGTTGCCATCGACTGGAAGCCCATCTCGACGGCCTTCGCGCGGTAGGCGGTGTATTCGGCGCGCGACGTCGCCCGGTTGCCCTTGGCCGCGGTGCTTGTGAGCCCCATTCCCATGAACGGGTTCTCCTTGACCCCCGTTACCTTGTAATGTCGCGTCGCCCACGACCAAACCAGGCGACAGACCTGCATGGCGTAGCTCGCTTGGCGCGGCCCGGTATCCGCGCGCAGCATTTCGTACAGCCGGTCGGAAGCGGCGGCATCAACGTCGGCGGCCCGGCGCTTGCCGAACGGCGGCGCGCCCTTCTTGGTCTCCCGCGCTGCGAGCATATCCATCAGCTTCCCGTAATCGGCCCGGGTCTTCGCCTTTTTCGAGGTGAAACGCGCCTGCTTGCGGTACCATTGGAACAGCCACTCAACGCTGCCCGGGACCATCGAAGCCCCTTCCGCGCCCTTGCGCCAGTCGGTCAGCGCTGCGTTCAGCAACTGCGCTTTGCGATGCACCTCGGCCATATCCGAGCCGAGTTTTTCCGAGGCAAGGAGCATCGGCTTGCCGTTGCGCATTGCGGGCACCATCGCCCCGGTCTTCTCGTCCTTCACCGGGCGCGCCCATGCAGGCAGTTCCCAATAATAGACGGGCTCACCGGCCGCATTACGGAGCTTGCGGACGTAGGCTGGAAGACGATCGAGTGCCATCAGTCGAACCATCCGTCCGTGCCGGTGGCCGAGCCGTTCTCAAACATAGCAGCCACTGCCGCATCCAGATCCGAACGCCGCGCGATCGCGGCGCCGTTGCGGCCGCGCGGCACGAAGCGCACAGTGCCTCGGTCGCGCCACTCCTTGATCTGCGCCACGCTGACGCGGGTGTATTCGAGCGCTTCGGCTTCCGTGAGCGCGGCGGGCCAGTCGGGCAGCGTCGCTAGAGCGCGGGTCATTGAGTGGGCTCCTCGTCCCAATGCCTGTTCAGGATCTCGACCACGCGGCGGGCGACCGCTTCCGGCTCGTTCGCGTATGCCGAGACGATCGGGACCGGGAAGTTCAGGCTATGGCTGGTGCTGCCGCTCTCGGTTCGGACCGGCGCGCTTTGGTAGAGCACCGCCCAGGCGATACGGTCTTCCGGGTCGAGGTTGCGCAGGTAGGCGGTCTGGTCGGCTGACCAACACTGATGTGCCTCACTTGCTGGGGTGGTCATGCGAATTGCTCCCGACGGGTGCAGCCTGTGCACATCGGTTGGAAAAGATCGAACTGGCGGGGATCAACCGGTTGAGGGAATGCCTCACCCCAGCCGAAGCCGTGCAGACGGCGCCCCTCGGCGTCCAGTTCACTCAGCCACTTGCCCCACGACGGGTACAGGACCGAGGCTTCCATACGCTCCTGCTCGGTCTGCATCGTGCCGCACATGCATTCGCCCGACCGGCAAAGCTGGGTCGCGACCGGATTGATCGTGACGTTTCGGCTTTCGAGATATGCGTCGCGAGTGCTTTGGTCCCAATCGTGGATGAGATTGACCCAGATGTTGCCGGGGCTGGCCGGGTCGCGCCGGAACGGCTCGAGGTTCGCCTTGCGGTTCTCGCTCTCGTCTTTCCGCGCGCCATTGAGGAACAGCACGCGCACATCGCGCTTGCCCTTCCGGATCTCTCTGGACACGGCCTTCCGGAACGGAGTGGCCTTAAGGACGCGGTATGAGAAGCCAGGCGCTCCTAGGCCCTTGCCGAAGAACCCTTTGCGCAGGACGTAATCCTCATAGGCGGTACCTGCGTCAGCCTCGACGTAATCGCCCAGCGCGCCGTAATTGGCCCGCACGAAATCGGTGGTCTCGGGAATGCCGCAGCGGGTGTTTCCGTGCATGACGAACCTGATCTGCGCGCCAAGCTCACGTGCGACCTGATCCGAGGCCGCGCTGTCTTTGCCGCCCGACACCATAGAAATGATGTCGGTGGGATTGAACTGGTCGACTGCCTGCCGAAGGATAGCCGCAGAACGCTCGATAGTTCGCGCAATGTTGACGGCCTTAGCGGCGGCCATGCGCTCGTTTTGTGCGATCGCCCATCGGTCGGCAGCGTAAAGGTCGCTCATGCTGCCATCCTCTCGAGCCTTTGCGCGTATGCGGTTCGACCGCGCCAAGGGTCTCCGAAGAGCTCGTCCATAGGACTGTCGTAACGGTGGCCATTTTGTGCGAGCGACGTACTGTCAGCGGAGTGGAACGGATAATCGCCTCCAACCGCAACGCCGCGAAGCATGTGCAGGGGATGCCAGCTATTGCCGAACAGCGACGCGACCTCATCCATGCGCCGACGATAGGCACCACAGCCAACGGCACGTTCGGCAGGCCCATCGCCGACCCAGCCGAGGCACACGCGATCGAAGCGTTCGCACAGTCGGCCTAAGCGGCGGATAGGTCCGTCCATGTGCCAGACAGGTGCGCCCTTTGACCTTCCGTGAGGCCATTCGTCCAAGAGAGTGTCGTTCAACTGGGACGCTTGCCCGGGCACGTCCGGAATTACCGCCCAGCGCCCAGGCTCCCAAAGGCGGGCATCGAGCCAATCGAAATAGGCGGACCAGTCCCCAGGACCTCGAACGTCCATCCCCAAACGCAATGCCCGCTGCCAGAGACTGAACGCGCCGTTGTCGTACATAACGTGCGAACCGATCACCTCGACATCAGCGGCATCACGTGGACAGAAATAGCTGACGCAAAATGCTCTACCCGCTTGTGCGAGGAGTGCTGAACGTGGGGTCATCGGTGTCCCGTGATAGACGAGCGCCATCATTGCATCCAACTCAGGGTCAGGCGTCCTGCACGATCACGACGCAGCATCGCACCAATAAGCAGCACCCCTGCGAGCATGAAGAACCAGGTCTTAGGCTCGGGCAGAGCGGACACTGGCGCATCGTTGGTCGGTTTGGCGACTGGGGTGCCGGCGGCGGGCGGCGCGGTCCCGACCCCGCCTGCCCCGCCCGGCCGGACGAATCCGATCGGTGATGCCTGGACAGCACCACCCCACGGCGACCGCGCGGCGCTCTGCATCGTCGAACCGGAAAGGACCGCGTCCTCGAAGTCGCTATCCATCGCCACCAGTGGGCGCGACAGGTCCGGAAGCGTTCCGATCGTGGCGATGCCGGACGGCGGGCACACAGGGGCAGCGGCGGCGGGCTTGCTATGGCCCTGCGGCTTTCCGGTGGACCGACGATGTTCGGCGGCCTTGGCGAACTGCGTTTTGACCGCGTGGTATACCGGCGGCGCGACTTTGACGGCTGTGCAGGTCAGGCCCACGGCAGCCGCATGGCTCAAGATCAAAGCTTTGGTGATCACTTCGCATCTCCACGATGAGGGGCGGCGCTGCGCGGGGCATGCCGAAAATAGACGGGGGTCTCGGGAGCGCCGACGATGCGGCGGACGTCCTCGGGGTGGTGAAGCTTGCCGTCGGCACCCATCCAGGTCAGGCAGCCGTAATGGATCCAGTCCTCCGGCAGTTCGGACGCGCCGAACCTCAGCAGCGGCTCGATGTCCTCCGGATGCTCGGCGAGGTAGGAGACGAAGCTGCCGGCCGTCTGCACGGCACTGACGCCTGCGGCGTGACCCAGCGCTTCCACGACCTCGGAAAGCCGCTGGATGATCGGCGCGGCGGCGGCGAAATCAATTCCCGACCGGTCGATCATGACCGCACCCGCTGATCACAGAGGGTCCGCATCAGGTCCATGTTTCCAAAGCCAGTGGCCGGACGTGCGGTGACGACGATTGACGCTGCGCACAGCATCGCCTCTGGATCCCGGTTCAAATCGGAATTAACTAAGTTAATCTGGACCTTGCGTCTCGGGACCGACGTGATCACTTGCTGAATACGACGTTTCGGAGAGGCACCACTATGATTGGCTACATGGTCGATACGAGCCAACCGAAAGCGCGAGACGCGGGTGTGGAGTTTGATGTCTTCAGCTCGACCCGACGGCTGCGGGCGCAGGTTAGCTATGAAACTCTTGGAGCTGGACGCGACAGCCGAAGCCCAGGCGAATGGGAATCGCTCGTTCGTGGAATGTCTTTCCAACTGCAAAAACTGGTTGATGACGGGCACCGAAGCGGTAGCTGCGGCCCTGTTAGCTGTTTGATGTAACGTCATTCCGCTTGCACTCTGCCCGTACTGATCGGCGCCCAGGGAGAGCTGCGCGTTAAGCAACTGGCGTGCGGCAGATTCCATGGGCACCGTAGCCGCAGGAATGGTGTTGGAACGATCAGTCATGACCGAAGCTTTCGTGAGGTTTGAGTACGCCCCGTCGGTCAATCGAATTTCGATGCAGGCGTGGCGCTGGGGTAAGCCCCTGACCTTCCAAGTTTCGCTCGACACTTTGGAGCAAATGTTCGGGCTGATTGGCGACCGAACGCCCAGTCAGGTTGTGGAAGCTAATCGGGGTAGCCTGAACGAAGCGGCGACGCGCAAAGTTCAGGGCGCTCTTGAGCGTCCGTCCGAACCAGTGATCCTCGATCCGGGTGACTTCTGATCCATGGTGCCGGACCTCCCCTGATCCATCGGGCCAATGGAGCGTCGCCAGCACGTCTCCTTCGCGTACCGGGCGAGCGCCCAAGTCGCGCTTAAGCGGCCACACAGGCTTGTTGTCGCGGTCGCGCTGCTGGCGCCGCCACTTGCTGTCTTCGGTGTCGAGGTAGGACCTCATATCAGTAATCCCTCCGCGGCTTGCCAGGCGCGCCGACCCATCCGTCACTGCGGACGAACTGGGGCGAACCCGATGGCGAAATGACCTTGATCTTCCCGTCGGCGCGGCGGCCGATGACGGGGCACTGGAAAGCGAAGTAAGGAGGCGGCGAGTTGAGCGGCCAGTAGTATTCCCGGTCCGTCGCGTTGCGCTTGACCTCGATGGCCTCACAGCCAACCGGCGTGATCCCGGCCGATATCATGGCCGCAACCTGCTGCTCAGTGAACGGCTTGCCCTCTTCGAACGCCCCGTACCAAGGGTTCGGCTTGGACGGCGTGATGATCTTGACCTCGGGCTGACGCCCGACGAATTGCGCCTGTCGTTCCATCAGTTCGAATATCCCGTGTAGGCGCGGCACGCTTCGCGCGCGGCGGCATCAAGGCGCACGGCCTCGCGATGATCGGCGTCGGCGCGCGCTAGGGCGGCCAGGGTCACTCGGACGTGCTCAGCGCAGTCCTTGCGCTGAGCCTCGAGAGCCGCTGTCATTTGCCGAGCGGAGGGCTTGCGGTTGATCCGCGACCGCTTGATCTCGGCAGCGTCGGTAGCGAGGATCGCGATAAATGCATCGTAACCGAGCCTGATCCGGTCCGCCCGCAGCCCGATCTCTGACGCAAGCTCGCGAACATACGAAGAAACCGCAGCCTGCGTGTTCAGGTCGTTGCGGACCTTCTCGTGCCGCAGTTTGGCGCGCTCAGCCCGCATCTTGGCGAAGACCGGGCGCAGTTCCACGATCGCAAGGTCAAGATCGGGGTCGCGCATCACCGCGGCGCGCCCTCGACGTGCGCCCAGCGCGCGCGGTGCGGCGATGCTTTGCCGTACGCCCTGCCCGCCTCAAGATGATCGACGCTATACTTGGCCTGCCAGGTGCGCAGACCGATGCTGTCCTTCTCCCGATGCGCGCCCGAGCACAGCGGCACAGCGTGATAGTCGGGCGACTTGAGCGAAAGGCCTTTCATGCCGTCGGCGTCGGAGTGCGAGGCCTCCATCACGCCTTCGCAGATGTGCCCCGCGCGCCCGGCGAGCAGGCACGGACGCTTGCGCAACCAGGCGAGGTGGGTTGGGAAGCGGCGGTCGGCATCAGCCTTGTGACTGTTGCGCTGGCGCGGGCGGATATCGACGCGGATCATCAGATCACGACCAGCACGACGATGACCAAAACGACCACAAGGGGCAGCGTGACCGAAAGCCACAGGGGCTCCGGGCGCTCAGCGGCGGCGCGGGCGTCCTCAACCGTCTGTTCAAGCTCGGCGACGGTGGGCAATGGGAGAGCGAACTGCGCGGAATGCTGCGGGGCGTTCATGCCGCCTGCCCCACATCGCCATCAACGATCACGTAGTGCGTGATGCCGCACTCATCGCCGTAATCGCGGTTCCAACGGCGTGCCCAAGCCGCCGCTTTGCGCGCCGGCTGGGTGTGATCGAACTCGCGCTCGAAGACGCACCGGACCTGCACCATCGTCTGCGGCGGGACTGGGCAATCGCCCCCTGCCCACGCGATCGGCTCCGCAGTTTCTTCGGTATTTTCGGGTGGTAGCGATGCCACGTCGATCTCCATCGCCCGTCATGGGCTGATGAAGCGGTCTAACAAGGGTTTTGTAGATAGTCAACAATACTCTTGTGATTTAGTCGTGCGGGGGGATGTAGTCCGGATAAAAGTCGTCATCGGCAGCAGGCGTCATTTGTTGGCGGTATGAGCTTGGCAAGACGGCTTCGACGTCCGGCAGATGTGGTTCAGCGCCGTCGAAGGCGACGCGGACGATCGCTCCAAACTCCGATGCCGACTGGAAAATTGCCCGGATTTCCCTTCCCTGTGACAGCATGCCAGCGATCCAAGGCGCCCGCTCTGCGGTCAGGTAACCGATTTGCACATTGCGCGCGGAAAGGACCGCAATTGCGTTTGAGTCGTGCTCGTTCTTCGGCTCCGGGCGCAACTCTACCAGTTCGCCCGGTGGGCAAATCATGATCTCAAAACGTCGGTTGCTCTTGTCTTTGTTCGGGAAGCGGACGCCAACGACTGCCAAACTGAACTCGCTAATGGGCATCGCGCGAACCTAAATCCGGCGCCCTACCCAGACAACCCGCCCCATGACCTTGATTTCGCTGACCAAACGGGGCTGGCTGGCGTACCTAGCATTCTCGCTGATCACTTTTACCATTGGCGGCTCTGTACCGGCGATGCGTTCAATGAACTTCACCACGTATCCATCGCCGTCCCACAGGCAGAATGCGCCAGGTTGGGCGGTGTTGGTCTTCCGTCGATCGACGAGCAGCTGATCTCCAGGGCGGAACGTTGGCTCCATAGAATCGCCTTCGACCTCGATCGAGAGCAGCTCACTTGGCGAGATGCGCAGGCTTTCGACTAAGCCACGCGAGAACGCGATCGACCGCAGATCCCCCTCACCAGTGCCACCGCCGCCCGCACCAACGAACGTGGGCAACTGTTCGATCATCACGGCGTCGACGATCTCCGCCTCGTTAGAGATGCGAGCATCGTCCTCTTCTGCTGATCCGCCGGCTTTCAGCGCTTCGACAGCGTATCGGAACCAACCGGGCATCTTCTTGCCGGTGTTCTCGAAGTTCCAGATCAGCTGCTGATTGAACTTGACCTCATAGCCAGCCTGGTCGGCAAACGGCTGAGAGCGCTTCGCCAGATCCGATTGGTTCCAGCCCAGCTTTTCGCGCTCGCTTATCAGCCACGCCCGTTTCACGTCGATGTCCATCGACAGCAGACCTACAAGAGTTTTGGGGAGGTTGCTTTCACAAGTTTCTTGTTGATTGACGCACAAGAGCCTTGTATGCCCTTCACTCATGAGCCACGAAGCCCTTAAACGAGCCCTGTCCGCCTGCGGCGACAATCAGTCTGAGTTCGCTAGGCGGATCGGAACGTCGCAGCAGCGAGTGTCGTATCTTATGATGCGTGAAAACCCGCTGCCGGCGGAGTTGGTTCTGGCATGCGAGCGCGAGACTGGGATCTCCCGTCACGACCTGCGCCCCGACGTATATCCCGCACCTGCGGTGCCCCAGCAGGAGGCAGCATGATTATCGTCGACACGATTGCGTTCTGGTCGGTCGTCTCCGTCGGGCTTGGCCTGCTGATCGGCCCCGCTTTGCGCAAGGTCACAGCCGAACCGTCCTCGCGACCGGCGGGCCACAATCGTCGCATCGGAGACCAGTAAGCCATGACGCACGCTCATGACGAAGCCGAAGCGGCCAAGTGGATCGATCCGCTGATCGGTAAGCTCGACGCCATCCGCGGCACCCGCTGCGCAGTCTGCCGCCAAGGCGTCTGCAGCCATTCCGACGCCGAATATGCGGGCATCGTCAGCGATGCTCAGCGCGCTCACGAGACAGGGACCAAGTGATGAGTGATCGTTTCCATGATGCGGAAGTATCGCCGCAGTGCAGCAGCGTCGTTCCTGAAAATCGTGACGTTAACGAAGCGGAGTTCCGGGCAGCGATGTTGAGCGGCCTCGCGCGCTGCTCGAACACCGCGGCAAAGAAACGTTCGCTCGCCGGGGCGATGGACCTGTCGAGCAAGGGCTTGGAGAACATCCAGCTGCGCGGCGCGATGCCTGGACCCAAGCGGTTGTGGGACGCGACGACGGCTTGCCCGCACGCGCTCGACGACGTCGCTCGGCTCTACGGCTTCGAGCTGGTGCGGTCGGTGGGATTTGAAGTCGCAGCTGAGCACGGCACGCTGCCTATTGCGACGCTGCTCGCGCAGATCGCCGAGGCGGAAGCGCCTTCCAGTGATGGCGGCACGGTCAAGACGCACAAGGAACTGATCGCGATGGAGCAACACATCCTCCGCGTTCACGCACTCACCGGCCAGTGGCTCAAGGAGATCGCCGATCACCGCGCACCCACAGGCCTTCGATCGATCTGAAACTGAGGTTTAGCGCCGGCGCGACCGGCAGGGAGTAAATGACAATGCCGAACACTATCAGGGTGGTGGCGACGACGGTCGCTTCCGCCGGAGAAAATCTGCGTCCTGCGGCGGTGCTGCCAATGTCACATGTTGTGATCACTGGCGGCGAACGCTTGGGCTTCTTGCCCATCAGTAGTGCGTGCACGGTGCCAGTTTCGCGCCTGCTGCGAATGAACCGCCTCATCCAGGGAACGGCATGATGGCCGATCAAATGGATATGGCCGCCGAAATCAGCGACCTTCACTTGCGCCTAAGTCTTGAGGCTGCGCGCCAGCCAGTGCCAGTAGGCGCGCCCGGCGAATGCGAGGAGTGCGGCGACGACAGCCCTCGTCTGGTCAGCGGACGTTGCGCGCCTTGTCGCGACGGACGTCGCCGGTGAGCGCCCTGACCCCTGCCCCGCGAATCTGCATCGAGGATGGCTGCACCACCGCGATCAGCAAGACCTCCAAGGGTCGTTGCAAACCCTGCGCGCTCAACCGCTTGAGGAACGATCCAGCCATCAAGGCTCGGCGAGCCGCCGGTATCGCCGCCCACCACGCTCGCCCCGACGTCAAAGAGGCGAACCGTGCCCGCATGGCCGACTTCATGGTCAACATGCCGGAAGCCGAGCGGGAGCGCCGTCGCGAGCATGGTCGCAGAATGGTCGCGACCAAGCTTCACACGCCGGAATCGCAGGCCAAGGCTCTCGCGGCGCGCAGCGTGCCGGAGGTTAAGGCTCGACGCTCGCTGTCGATGGCCCGAACCCTGATGCCTTGGCTGCCGAGCCACCTAGTTCAAGCGTACCGGGACCTGACGCGCAGCGGCCTGTCGCCAACCGAAGCGCGCGTGGCCCTTGAACCAGAGATCCCCGGCACCGCGGCGCATACGGCGCGCGTTCTCGCCAATGTTCGCGACGCTCAGCGGATTCGCCGCGAGCGCGACCAGGCGCAGGCATACTGATGCCTGCCGGGATCATCTGGAGCCGCCCGCACGAGCGCGAAACGCGCGTCCGGTGACTGCCAACCAAGTTCAACACCAAGGGAGAATGAATGTGCTGATCGATCAAGACGACCCCCCGCGCGCGGCGGAAGGCAACCGTGTCCAGCCAGCGGTGAACAGCTTCGGCGAGTTCGTCCGGTTCCTCGAGGACGGCCAACTCGACGCCGAACTCTCCGAGGTGCTGCGCAAGCTGTCGAGCGACATGGCGAATAACGCCATCGAAGGCGGCGGCAAAGCGCGCGGCAAGCTGACCCTTACCTTGGACTTTGGCCTCGATGGCCGCGTGTTCACGATCAAGGCGAAGCACAAGGTCGATGTGCCGGAAGCCAAGCGTCAGAACAGCGTGATGTGGTCGACCGAGGATGGTCGCTTCACCCCCAGCAATCCGCACCAGGGCAACCTGTTCGGCGTCCGCGAAGTCCGCAGCCAGGGCTTCCGGGACGTCAGCTGATCCACACCATCACCACTGAAGGGAGAAGTCATGAACACCACTACCGTAGAGGGTGACGGGATCGTCACCGAAGTTCGCGACCTGGTCGAGACATACGTCAAGGCCGAGGTCGTCGAGATCACCGAACCGTCGACCGGCGTCGTCGCGCTGGCCGTCCGGTCCGGCAACAGCGTCACGCCCCTGACGCCGACGATCTTCGACCAGTACCGCGACGCGCCGCGGTATCGGCAGGGCGCGGCGACGCTGCTTTCGATCGACAGCCTGATCGACCACATCAATCGATTCAAGGACACGGACAGCATCGTGTTCGCGGACGACAACCGCGAGAAGCCGTCGATCACCGCGGTGCTCGACTATCACCGCGTCGGCGCTGGCGGCGATCCTCGGTTCGGCAAGCACCGCAGCCTGTTCGGCTTCCCCCTGTCGGACGAATGGAAGGCCTGGAACGACAGCAACGCCACGCCGATGTCGATGGCTGATTTCGCTGCGTTCCTCGAGAACCGCATCATCGACGTGCTCTACGTCATCCCCGGCGAGGACAGCCTGCCGGAGGACGTGCAGCGGCTGATCGACACCCTCGGTGGCGGCGACACCGTGGCCACCCCGAACAAGCTGATGGAACTAGCGCGCGGCCTGCAGGTCAACGAGAGCGCGGTCGTTCAGGAGGCGGTGAACCTGTCCTCTGGTGAAGGCGTGGTGCGTTTCCAGTCTGAACACACCGACGCCGCCGGCGCGCCGCTCAAGGTGCCGTCGCTGTTCCTGATCGGGATCCCGGTCTTCAACAACGGGCCGCTCTACCGGATCGCCGCGCGCCTCCGGTACCGCAAGGCCGGTGGACGTCTGACGTTCTGGTATGAGCTCTGGCGCACCGACCGGACATTCGACCACGCCTTCTCCGAAGCGGTCGAGCGCGTGAAGATCGAGACCGAGCTTCCGGTCCTCATTGGCAAGCCGGAAGCCTAAGCGGTGCTGCGGCTGGCATCCCTGTTTCTTTCTCAGCAGGAACGTTTCGCCCGGGCACGGCGGCGGGCGCTGGAGGCCGAGCTCGATGCTCGTCTTCAGCGCCGGAAGGCCAGCCGCGCCATTCTCAACGAACGCGCGCGCATCGGCGCGGCGACCAAGGTGCATGAGCAGGTCGCCCGCGATCCGCTGCTGCGCGAACAGGTGCCATTCTGATGAACCGCGAAGACCGCGTCTTGGCGGGCAGACCATGAGCATCCGCGTCATGTCAGCCGTTTGGGACCTCGACCTACCCGACAGCGAGAAGCTGATTGCGCTTGCGCTCGCGGACTGGTGTTCCGACGAGGGTATTTGCTGGCCTTCGATTGCCCAGATCGCGAAGAAGTCCAGCAAGAGCGAACGGACCGTTCAAGGCGCGCTGATCAGCCTTGAAAAGCGCGGGTATCTGACTCGGGATCAGAAGCCAGGGAAAGGGTGTCTCTACACGCTAACCCCCGCAGGCGCTGCACCCCGCAGCGATAACACCCCCGCAGATGCTGCGCCCCCGCAGCCTTTGCGCAAAACCCCCGCAGCCGTTGCACCCAATACGTCAGGAACCACCAATACCCCAAAGAGAGCTTCGCCCTCTTTGGGGGCGCGCCCGCCGAAGCGCGCCACCAGCATTCCCGATAGCTTCATTCCGACGATGAGCGGGAAGACGGCGGATTGCGTCAACGTCTGGCCACCTGGTCGCCTCGACGAGGAGCTGGAGCATTTCGCCGATTACCATCGAGCGAACGGCACCACGAGCCACGACTGGCAAGCGTCGTGGAGGACCTGGGTCAAGAACTCGAAAAAGTGGGAACCGAAGAATGGCAAACGACCTCACCACGACCGACCAAGCGGACCAATCGAGAGCCGTCGGCGCTTTCGCGAACAGCACGATGTGGAACCTGACCTCGGCTATGGCGCAGGCTGACGGCGTTGATATCGGCAGGGTGATTGCGGCTTACGAACGTGGCTTGGTGCCGCTTGCCGAGGCTGAACCGAAGGGCAAGTCGCGCCGCAATCCGGAAGCCGCTGGTGCGCTGACGACGCTGCTCGGCGACGATCTGGCGATGATCGCAACGAAGATCGCGCCCACGCTGTCGCCCGAACAGTCAGACGCGTGGATCAAGGTGATGTGCATCGCGCTGGCAGACCTGCCCGGTCGCGTTACGCGCGAAGCCGCCACATCTGCGCTGCATCGACCGATGAAGTTCCTGAACGAGGTCGAGACGGTCATCCGGGACGAGGCTGCGGCCATCACGATCCGGCATTCGGTAGCGCTTCGTCGTCTGCGCCAGCTGGCAGATGCGATCGCGTGGGCGGCCAAACCATCCACCATGCTGCCCGACGACGATGTCAGTTCCGAGCCTATCTCGCCCGCCAATATCCGCGCACTCAGCCGTCTGGACGGTTGGCCTGAGTTCAAGAAAATGGGGCTCGCGACGGGAAGCTTTACGCAAGAACAGATCGACGCAGTGCTGTCCGAGCCGGTCGAGCAAGCGCGGACCACATGAAGCACCGCGGACATTCAATTCAGTATCAAGGTTCAAGGGGTGGGATATGAGTAGGAAGGCAGCACGTCGCAGGGACGATACGGATTGGTGCATCCTACGCACCTCGGGCGGCCGGACGCTCAACCTAGCCCGCTCGCTCGCCGAGGCGGGCTTTGACGTTTGGACGCCTACCCGCACGATCAAGCGACCGCATGGAAAGCCCGATGCGAAGGGCCGGAGAGCCACGATCGAGATTGACCTGCCAATCTTGCCGACGTTCGTGTTCGCTCGGGTCGGCGGCCTGTCTAACTTGGCCCATATCGCTGGCGACCCTGCACACCAGCATCCACCATTTTCGATCTTCTCTCAAGCCGGGCGGATTCCCCTGATTGGAGATACCTCTGTGTCCGGCCTGCAGGAAGAAGAGCGGCTCGCTGCCAAGCATATCGGAGCTCTCCGTGATGCGGAGACGCGAGAGGAACAGCGTCGCATTCGTGTCGCTGCGTTGCGTACCAAACGCGAGCGGGAGAGAGCCTTGCGCGCAGAACGGCACGAATTCGCGGTTGGCGCGCAGGTGTCCGTCACCGATCAGCCGTCGCTCGCTGGAATAACTGGCGTGATCGCAAAAAGCGATGGGCGCAGTGCGGTTGTCGCTTTCGGCGGTTCACTCACCATGACGATTGAGGCTTGGCGTTTGTCACCGCATGATGTAAGCGAAGCTTCTATAGCCGCTTGATCGGCATCTGGCGCAGATGATCTTGAGCTTGTTCTCATGCGCACGCCCACCCCGCGAGAGCTAATGCTCGGACGGTTGTCCTACGGCATGGCGATAACCTAATTCACAGTTCGGTTGGCTGACTGTTCCGCTCTCTGGCGGTCAGCACACCCCCTCACCGACGCGCGCGACGCGAGACATAGGCGGTCGGGAATGCCCATGATCGGCCGTCTGATGGTGGGGAGAAATTGTTATATCGTGAATGCTGGATAGCGACCCGATTGCATTCGTGATTGACGACAGCCTTTAGCCGCGCGTCATTAAATCCAGTTCGCTGACATGAACCCAGGCTGTTGTGAGTTCGCCCTGGTCGAAGAACTCGCATTCCACTTGGTTGGGGCTTCCATCCTCGTCGTGAAAGACTGCCTTCACCAGCATCATACGACCTTCACCTCTATGACGAACGATGCTATCAACAGCTATCACGTTGCTCATCCTTTCCCGCGACGCAGAGATCCGAAAAATGGCCCGCAACGACTCATCATTGCGGGCCAGGGAGCGTTTCCGATTTGGAGGGAGGAAACACGGTCGGTGAGAACTCCGACATCCCCAAAATAACAAAACAATTTTGGTTTAATAGCCCCTAATCGTTGTTCTCCAACGATAATTTAAGACCGGATTGGCCTGGTTGCGTAGGTCCTCATCCTCGAAACCCGCCACCTTACCCAGGCACACGGCGCAAGACATAAGTCCTCGCTGCGCAACTGCGCTCGGCTGCCTTGTGATGAGGGCAGATCAAAACCGCACCGAGGCAAGCGAAAAATAGCCCGCAGCGAAAAATCGCCGCGGGCTAGGTACTGTCTACTTGTAAGCAAACACGCCGGACTGCCGACCGGCAAGCCTTCAGTACCATGTCGTGCGATTGTTAGATATCTTTCGTACGTACCAAAATATTTATCGATTTGGGTGAGGGAAAGACAATTCTTTCAGCACAATGGTCGAACGGAAACCCAATTCGGTGTCTACTGTGACAGTAGGCCAGATGCGAATGCGACAGTAGCGACGCGGGAGCGCTGAACTTTCTTGCGCAACATCAGCTTGGTAAGCGCGCGTTTAGGCGTAAGCCCATATGGCTGTCCCATGGGTGAGATTGAACGGCAGGTTCCCGCGGGACTGATAGAGCAATGGGCGGTGCATCTGCGCCGCCAACGTTCACGCGCCGCCGATACGATATGGCTGTTGGATAACGGTTTCACGGTCCACGACGGTCGCGATGGAACCCCTACCGCGGACGCGTCAGCTCGAGTTCGGCGAGAGCAGGTAGATATTGTTACCGACGTTACCGCTCTGCTGGAGCAGTACGAAGCCATCAACCTGCGCGGGTCTCAGTTCGCCTAAACTTTCCGTTCTGCGATTTCCCGACGCCGGCAATTTCAACAATTGCCCGACGAACCTGATCCATCGCAAGTGCACCATCGATGTCATTCGCAGCAATCTTTGACGTGACCTCAAACGTGGCCTCGTCAGCGGCACGGTCGGCAAAGCGATTGATCATTTCAAAGGCTTTCGCTCGGACGGCAATGTCGTGTTTTATTTGCACGAGCGCCTAACCAAAGTTGGTCAATGACGTTCCTGCGTTTGCAGGCCACTGAGCTGAGTGGAGCAATCTACGTGCTCAACTGGCCCCGCCTCGGTCATCGGCACAATTAAGTTCACCCGCGCTTCGATGACAACCGGCGGCGCGGGTGAACCTCTCCCCCGAGATTGCCTCGCTCGCTGGAGTAAACGAGCGTGACCGGGCTAGGTATCGGCGCATATTGACTTAAAGCAACCTAAGATTGGTTGGCAGCATGCGACGCACTGGAGCACGCGGCTAAAGACGCTAGCAATCGACCGTGCTCCTATTGGCCGGACCGATGGTGGGAAAGGTACGTGTGCGGTCAGCGCTATAAAAATTGCCCGCAACGACGGATCGTTGCGGGCAAGTGAGTGTACTGAGAGCTGCCTTGGAGGGGCAGTGCGGCCCCAATACCATGCATATGTCTGAGTAAAAGAGCTAACTGCCTAGAAAGCCTGCCTTTTTGATGAATTGTTTGTCATGAACGGTTTCATCGTGGATTACCGCCTTCCCCTTATCGGTCAGAACGGCCCGTCGCCGACGCAGCGACGACACGAGGCATAGGCATCCGATAGGTAGATCGACAGTATAGGCCGTTCGCAGCCGGCGTATCACATAAAGTTATAGAAACACACAAAGTCAAAATACCACCCGCAAATACTCTACGCGCTGCGGGTGGTGAGTTTTGATGTTACCGCCGTTCTTTTGGCGGCCTTCTCGTCTTAATAGCGAGAGGTGAACAACACGTTAATTAAACCGGATTGTCATGGCCAAGCTAAAGACGCTGCCTAGCCGCCTCGGTTCATTGAGCCCGATGCGCGGCCACCTGCCAGCGCCTGAGCGAAAGCCCGAGGCCGAGCGCAAAATGTTCTCGCCTTGGCGGGCATGGTACAACACCACGCGCTGGCGTCGCCTACGCTGGGCGCAGCTGGTCAAGGACCATTTCACCTGCACCCGGTGCGGCAAGCTCGAAGGCGACACCGCCAAGCTGGTCTGCGACCACGTCACCCCGCACCGCGGCAGCGCCGAGCTGTTCTGGGACGAAGGCAACCTGACGACCCTCTGCAAACCCTGCCACGACAGCGCAAAGCAGCGCGAGGAGCAGGCGGAGGGTATGCGCGGAGCCTGACGCGCCCTGCGGTGCGCTGGCGGTCCTCCTGCGCGGCCTGACGCGGCCCCAGACCGGGGGGGGTGGGTCGGACTTCGGGGTGGGTCGACGCCTTAGACCGGTATGGCTCTCACGCAGAGAAAAAATTCCTCTGGAGCGATCCGGGGTGCGAACTAGGCCGCGGGAACCGATGCGATGAAGACTTCCCGCCCAACTGTCGACTGGCCAAGAATTGAACTCGAATACTGCGCCAACGAAGATTCCATTAGAGAAATAGCCGATCGGCATGCAATTTCCGACACGGCTATTCGCAAGCGCGCAAAGGCCGAAAAGTGGGTTCGATTGGTTCGCACCCCGCCAAGTGCGAACCAGTGCGAACCTCAGCTATCCCCACCCCCTCCGCCGGCTGTCGACCCTTCCAAACCGGTCGACCCCGTCGTCCTCGCCGATGACGGACGCGGCTTGGTCTGGCGCATGCTCGACGAGCTCAACACCATCACGACGCGGCGCGGCGAGCTTGAGGATATGATCGTCGCGGCGACGGAAGGCGACGACGAGGAAGCGCGGCGGGAAGCGATGATGCGCTCGGTCAGCCTGAGCAGCCGGGCCAACAATCTTAAGACCCTCGCACTGGCGTTCAAGACTCTGAACGAGGCCTCCGCACCGCAGGGCAAAAAGGCAGCGCAGCAAGAACGCGCTACGCAGTTGGGTGGCACGTCGCGCTTTGCGTCGATCGGGCCGCCCCAGCTGAAAGCAGTCAATTAGGGGAGCTGCCGATGTCTGATCGCAGATTAGGGCGGACGACGAGACAACTCGCCGCGCTGCCCAATGGCAGCTATTACCTCGTTGCAAATATCGCTCATCATGGCGCTCACTGTCTTGAGATCCTTCGCGAGCTTGGCAGGCCGCGAAGCGCAATTCGATTTGTCTCTGCCGCCACCAATCTCGACGGGCTCACGGGCATTCGCCCAGCCGTTTGGGACGTCGACCACGCATATTTCGAGGCGGGTGGCCATCGCGCCCGAGCCACGTACGACTTCATTCACATGGCCGCTGGCAAGCCTCCGCTGTCCCAAGCCTAGACCGAGAAGTGGTAACTTGGTCGACTGCGAACCTTGATTGGAAGCGCAGTATTCGAGAGCGGCGATCGCTGATCCCGTTCGCTCCGCTGTTCCCGGCCTCGGCCGACGCCAAGATGGCGGTGTTCACCTCGCTCAAGATCGTCGACGTTCCCGGTCGACCGACATTCGGCGAGGCATCCGACCAGTGGCTGCTCGACTTTGTGGCGGCGATCTTCGGTGCCTACGACCCCGAGACCGGGCAGCAGATGATCCGGGAGTTCCTGCTCCTGATCTCGAAGAAAAATACCAAGTCGACGCTCGCTGCCGGAATCATGCTCACCGAGCTCATTTGCGGTTGGCGCGAGGAAGACGAGAACCTGATCCTGGCGCCGACGATCGAGGTCGCCGGCAACAGTTCGAAGCCAGCGTTTGCGATGATCCGCGCGGACGATGAGCTTGCCGAGCTTCTGCATATCCAGGAGCACATCCGGCTCATCACGCACCGGGTCACGAAGGCAACCCTGAAGGTCGTCGCCGCCGACAGCGCCACGGTGTCCGGCAAGAAGGCCAGCCGGGTCCTAGTCGATGAGCTTTGGCTGTTCGGCAAGAAGTCGACGGCGGATTCGATGCTGCGCGAGGCGACCGGCGGGCAGGTATCGCGGCCCGAGGGATACACTCTCTACTTGACGACGCAGTCGGACGAGCCGCCCGCAGGGGTGTTCAAGCAGAAGCTGGCCTATTTTCGCGACGTCCGCGACGGCGTCATCAACGACCCGGAGAGCCTGCCGGTCCTCTACGAGTTTCCCGACGAGATGGTCAAAGCGGGCGAGCACCTCGACCCCGCCAACTTCTACGTTACTAACCCGAACCTCGGCCTGTCGGTCAGCCAGAAGTGGCTCGAGAGCGAGTTCCGCAAGGTCGAGAACGCCGAGGACGGCACAAAACAGGTCTTTTACGCCAAGCACTTGAATGTGGAGATCGGCGTTGGTCTTCGCCACGATGCCTGGGTCGGGGCTCTCTACTGGCAGGCGGCGCAGGCAGCGGCGGATGTCTGGGACGGCTCGCTCGACCAGTTCCTTGAGATCGTCGAGGTTGTGGTCGCCGGCGGCGACGGCGGTGGCCTAGACGATCTGATGGGGCTGGCGCTCCTCGGGCGGCACAAAGTCACCAAACAATGGCTGCTCTGGTGCCGGGCATGGGCGCAGCAGGACGTTTTCGATCGCCGCAAGGACATAGCCTCCAACCTCAACGACTTCGCGGCCGAGGGGTCGCTGGTGAAATGCATCTCGCCGACCCAGGACCTGATCGAGGTCGCGGATCTGCTCGAGCGGGTGAAGGACCTAGGGCTCTTCCCGGACCAGGCGGCAATCGGGCTCGATCCGCAAGGGATCACGTCGCTGGTCGACGAACTGACCGGTCGCGGTTTCACGATCGAACAGATCCCGGCGATCAGCCAGGGCTTCCGGCTTTCTGGCGCTGTATGGGGCACCGAGCGCAAGCTGAAGGACGGCACACTGATCCACGCCGGTCAGCGCATGATGGCCTGGTGCGCCGGTAACGCGAAGGCCGAGCAGCGCGGAAACGCAGTGCTGATCACAAAGCAGGTCGCCGGCAAGGCGAAGATCGACCCCCTCATCGCCGCCTTCAACGCGGTGGTGCTCATGTCCCGCAACCCGGAAGCCGCCGGTTCGGGGCCGCAATTCATGTTCATCTGAAAGGCACCCCTATGGACAACAGGGCATACAGCGTCCTTGCGATCAAGGCGGTCAACGAAGACGCGCGCACCATCGAAGGTATCGCGACGACCCCCAGCGTCGATCGCGTCGGCGACATCATCGAACCGCTGGGGGTGAAGTTCACCAATCCCATGCCGTTCCTGTGGCAGCACAACCATGCTCAGCCGGTCGGCACCTGCGAATTCGGCCAGCCGACGGCGAACGGCATCCCGTTCAAGGCCAAGATCGCCAAGACGGACGAGCCCGGGCTCCTCAAGGACATGCTCGACCTGGCCTGGCAGTCGATCAAGCTGGGCCTCGTTCGTGCGACCAGCATAGGCTTCCGACCGATCGAATACGCCTACATGGAAGCGGGCGGCATCCGGTTTACCGAAGTGGAAGTCTTCGAGCTTTCCGCGGTGACGATCCCGGCCAACGCCGACGCCATCATCACCGCCATCAAGTCGATCGATACCGGCCTGCGCCACGCGGCCGGCATCCCCGACCCCGAAATCCCTGCCAACCCTGAGCCTGCCGCGTCCGGCAAATCGGTTCGAGTGGTGAAGCTGGATGACCCCGCCCGCGACCGGGCGAAGCCATTCGTCATCAAGACCATTCGAAGGAACACGAAGTGACCAAATTCGCGGAACAGATCACGGCTTACGAGGCGAAGCGCGCATCCAGCGTCGGCGCCATGGAAGCCATCATGACCAAGGCAGCAGCCGACGGCGCAACCCTCGATGCCGCGCAGTCGGAAGAATATGACGGCCATGCAGCCGACATCGAGTCGATCGACAAGCACCTCGACCGGCTGCGCGTCGCCGAGCGCACCATGGCGAAGTCGGCGCGGCCGATCGAGGACGTGCGAGATCCGAACACCGCATCCGAGCAGCGTGGCGGATCGATCATCGTCAAGGCGCAGCCGAAGCTCGCCCCCGGCATTGCCTTTGCGCGCTATGCCAAGGCTCGTGCCGTCTCGCGTCTCGATTCCGAGCCGGTGATGGCAGTCGCCGAGCGCATGTATGGCGCAGACAGTGACGTGGTCGGCACGGTCAAGGCCGCGGTCGCGGCGGGCTCGAACCAGCCCGGCAGTTGGGCCGCTGCCCTGCATAGCCCGGAAGGTGCGGCGTTCGTCGATTTCGCCGAGTTCCTCCGCCCGGCAACGATCCTCGGGAAGTTCGGCGCGAACGGTATCCCGGCGCTGCGCAAGATCGGCTTCGACGAGCCCGTCATTCTTCAGACCGGCGGCGGCCAGGGCTACTGGGTCGGCGAAGGGAAGCCCAAGCCACTGACGTCGTTCGACTTCAAGCGCGATGTGCTCGGCCGGCTCAAGGTCGCGAATATCGCCGTTCTCACCGAGGAGAACGTGCGCAGTTCGAACCCGAGCTCGGAAGCGATCGTCCGCGACGCCCTCAAGGCCGCACTGGTCGAGACGCAGGATCTCGCGTTCATCGATCCGACCAATGCTGGCGTGGACACCGTCCGACCGGCCTCGGTGACGCACGGTGCATCCGCGCGGGCGTCGGTCGGCCGCGACGCCGATGCGGTTCGTGCTGATGCACGCGCTGTGATGGCAGCGTTCATTGCCGCGAACAACTCGCTCACCACCGGCGTCTGGATCATGTCGGCGACCAACGCGCTCGGCCTGTCGATGATGAGCAACGCGCTGGGCCAGAAGGAATTCTCGGGCATGACCATGCTCGGCGGGACCTTCGAAGGCCTTCCGGTCATCGTCTCGGAATATGCCGGGTCGACGGTCGCGCTGGTCAACGCCCTGGACATCTACGAGGCCGACGAGGGCGACATCGCCGTCGATATGAGCCGCGAAGCGTCGCTGGAAATGAAGAACAGCGACCTCGCTCAGGATGGCCTTACCGGTACCGGCACGCAGCTGGTTTCGCTGTGGCAGAACAACCTGGTCGGCCTGCGCGCCGAGCGCACCATCAACTGGCGGCGTCGCCGCGCGACCGCGGTCGCGTACCTGACGGCCGTTCGCTGGGGCGAGCCTGCGGATCCCGAAGCCTAAGCGGACCGCAAACTGAATCGGCGGGCGGGTTTCCGCCCGCCGGTTTACCCGAAGGAGAGCATCATGCCCGATCTCATCGCCACCCGAAACTTGCGGTACGCCACGCGCGCACTGACCGCGGGTGACCCCTTTCAGGCGAGCAATCAGGACGCCCGCATCCTCGTTGCCATCAAGAAGGCGCGGCCTGCACCGGTCGAACAAACGGGGCAGCAAAGTGCGTCGGACGATGCCGGGCATCAGGCATTGCGCGACGAAGCAACGAACCTCGGCATCGCGGTCGGTCCTCGCTGGGGTGAGAAACGCCTCAAGGACGAGATCGCCAAGGCATCGCGCGCGTAATGCGGCTGTTCGGGCTCAACATTGGCAGGTCAAACCCTTCCGCCGAGCCCGCATTGCCTGCGCTGGTAGAGGGTGGCTTGCCGATCCTTACCGAGCGGTCCGCGCGTACCGTCACATCGCCATCGGGGCCATGGATGCCGATCGTTCGCGAAAGCTACGGCGGTGCCTGGCAGCAGAACGTCGAGGTCAATCAGACCGCAGTTCTAGCATTCCATGCCGTGTTCGCGTGCATGACGCTCATCGCGTCCGACATTTCGAAGCTGCGCGTGAAGCTCGTCGCGCAGGACGAACACGGCATCTGGTCAGAAACGACAAAGACCGCCTATTCGCCCGTGCTGCGCAAGCCAAACCCCTTCCAAACCCGGATCCAATTCTGGGAGGCGTACTTTCTCTCCAAGCTGTCGCGCGGCAATACCTACGTGTTGAAGCGGCGCGACGGACGCGGCCTTGTGACCGGGCTATACGTCCTCGATCCCGGCCGCGTGCAACCGCTGATCGCGGACGATGGGAGCATCTTCTACGATCTTCAGTGCGACAACATTTCTGGAATCACAGGGGGCGTCGTCGTCCCCGCGCGCGAAATCATCCATGACCGCTGGAACTGCCTGTTCCACCCGCTGGTGGGGATATCACCGCTGTATGCAAATGGCTTGGCCGCAACGCAGGGTCTGAACATCCAGGGCAACTCGGCGAACCTGTTCGGCAATCAGTCGCGCCCCGGCGGTATCCTCGTCGCACCGGGGGCGATCGATGCGGGCTCAGCGCAGGAGCTCAAGGACAACTGGCACCAGAATTACGGCGGGAAGAACGCGGGCAAGGTGGCAGTGCTCGGGAGCGGCATGAAGTACGAGACGGTGGCCATCACTCCGGACGACGCGCAGCTGATCGAGCAGCTGAAGTGGACGGCCGAGGTCGTGTGCTCGACCTTCCACGTCCCGCCCTACAAGCTCGGCATCGGCAATCTGCCGACCAGCAGCAATGTCGAGAGCCTGAACCTCGAATATTACACTCAGGCGCTGCAGTCACTGATTGAAGCCGCTGAGCTTTGCCTCGATGAAGGCCTCGGCATTGGCGAGGGGTTCGCGCTCGGCACCGAGTTCGACCTGGACGGGCTTTTGCGGATGGACACCAAGGCCCTGATCGAGGCCGAGGCAATCGGAACCAAGGCTGGCATCAAGAAGATCAACGAGGCGCGGCGCCGTCTGGATCTAGGGCCGGTGGAAGGTGGCGACACGCCGTACCTCCAACAGCAGAATTACAGCCTCGAAGCGTTGGCAAAACGTGACGCCAGCGATGATCCGTTCGCAAACAGCGGCTCCGCCAACGGCTCGGCTGCGCCGACCGCGCCCGCCAACGACAATCCGGCCGCGGAGCAACAGGCGCGCGCGACGATCGCGTTATTCGAAAAAGAGTTCCGGGAGGCGCTGAATGCTTGACGTGAAGGCGCTCGCCCAAGCCACCGCCGCGGTTGTCCGTGAGCTCGTTCCAGCCATGCTGGAGCACGCGACCGGCCCCCTGCTCGAGCGCATCGCGCAGCTTGAAGCTCGCGAGCCGATGCCGGGCAAGGACGTCGACATCGACGAACTGGCTGGCATGATCAATCGGGCGGTAGCCGCGATTGAGATCCCAACCGCGCAGGCTGGCCGCGACGGCAAAGATGTCGACATGACCGAGGTGCGTTCGCTCGTGCTTGCGGCCGTCGCAAACCTGCCGCCTCCCCAGCCCGGCAAAGATGCTGATCCTGAACTGGTTCGGTCACTCGTCGCCGAGGCCGTGGCCGCCATCGATGTGCCGGAAGCGCAGCCCGGCAAGGACGTTGATATGAACGAGGTTCGGGCGCTGATCCTCGCTTCTGTGGCGGACCTGCCCCCTGCGCAGCCGGGTAAAGACGCAGATCCCGAGCTCGTTCGTGCGTTGGTTGCCGAGGCCGTTGCATCAGTGGAAATCCCTCAAGGGAAGCCCGGCAAGGACGTCGATATGAACGAGGTTCGGGCGCTGATCCTCGCTTCTGTGGCGGACCTGCCCCCTGCGCAGCCGGGTAAGGACGCAGATCCCGAGCTCGTTCGCGCGTTAGTTGCCGAGGCCGTTGCATCAGTGAAAATCCCTGAAGGGAAGCCCGGCAAGGACGTCGATCTCGAACAGGTTCGCGCGCTTGTACAGTCCGCCGTCGACGCGCTACCGGCCGCGCAGCCTGGGCGAGACGCCGATCCTGAACTCGTGCGGTCGCTGGTAATCGATGCGGTTGCGGCGATCGAACTGCCGCAGCCGCGCGACGGCAAAGACGCGGACCCGGCTGCCGTCAAAATGCTAGTCGACGAAGCCGTCGCGGCATTACCGCCCCCTGCCCCAGTCGAGTCCCTCACCGGTCCAGTCGCCGCGCTGATCCGTGATGAAGTCGTTCGGTCCGTCGCAGACGCGGTTGCCGCGATCCCCCCTGCCAAGGATGGCGTAGGCGCAGCTGGGGCAGTGATCGACCGCAACGGATCGCTCGTCCTAACGCTGAGCGACGGCAAAATGATCGACCTTGGCCGCGTGGACGGCAAGGATGGCCTCGACGGCACCAGCCCGGAAGACATGGCGGTCGAACTTCTTCCAGATGGTCGCACAGTGCGGTTCGTCTTCGCCAAGGGCGAGAAGGAATATGCCTTCAAGGTCCCGTTCCCCGTCGTGCTCGATCGCGGGGTCTTCAAGGAAGGCACCGCCTACGAGCACGGCGATGCGGTGACGTTTGGCGGCTCGCTGTGGATCGCGCAGCGCGCGACCGGTGAGAAGCCGGAAGGGAACAACACCGGCTGGCGTCTGGCGGTCAAGAAGGGTCGCGACGGCCGCGACCTGCACAAGGAATAGTCGGGGATGACCGTTGATGAGATGCGCGCCATCATCGGTGCAGGCCCCGACGTCCCTGATGCCGAGGTCATCGTCCGTTATGGGGCCCTCGAGGCGCCGAAAGCTGACCGCGGTCTCCCGATCGAGGAGGTCCGTGGGCAGGTCCGGCTCGAACGAACCGACTCGTCGGAGGATAGCTACCTCAGCTTGCTCATTCCCGCCGCTATTCGCGCCGTTCGTAACGAGGTGGGCCGACCCATCGATCTGAGCTCGGATGATCCTGACAACGACGTGTTCAGGGTCGCCGTCCTGCTGCTCATTGGTCATTGGTTTGACACGCGCGCGCCGGTCGCCGTGGGTTCGCAAAGCTACGAGCTTCCTTTCACCGTCTCGTTCCTGCTCAACCCCGTTCCCCGCAAGTGGGTGTGCTGATGGCTGCGCTCGGGTTGGCCAGCCGCCTCAAGCACAAGGTGACGATCCAGGAACCCAACGTGGTCGACAACGGCAAAGGTGGTCGCAAACCACCGGCAGGTGAAGCCGCCTGGCGCGACGTCGCGGTCAACGTGCCCGCCGAGGTATACCCGCTGCGGGGCGGCGAAGCGCTCAGCCTTGGCGTCGAGCGCGCGACGCAGATCTACCGCGTCACGATCCGCAAGCGGCTGGGGCTGACGCCCAAGCACCGGTTGGTGTGGCAGGGCATTGCGCTGAATATCAAGACCGCCCCGCCTTGTACCGACGGTCAGTCGAACGTGATGACCTGCGAGAGCGGAGCGCTGGGCTGATGGCGCGCTCGAAACTTCGCGGCATCGGTCGCTTCAAGCGGCTGCTGCGGCGAACGCCGGATGCGGTTCGCGGCGAAATCATCGTCGAACTGAACGTGACCGGACGCCAGATCAAACAGGCGATTCAGGCAAAGGCACCTAGCAAGACCGGCGCGCTGCGCGCGGGGATCGATAGCAAGGTGCTGCCGAAATCGTTGCGGCTTCAGGTCGGATTACTCGGCGGCCGGCGCGGCAGGCAGAACCTGTTCTACGGCCGCATTCAGGATCTGGGGCGGCGCGCGCAGACGGTGCAGGTACAGCGGCGCCGGTCGAACCCGACCGGCAAGGCGGGCAGCAGCCTGACCAAGCGCTACCCGATGAAGGTCAGATACATGCAGGGCAAACGCTTCATAACGGGGCGCTTCCCGGAGCTTCGCAAGACGCTGAATGCAAATCTGCGCGGAATCCTGACCCGGTCACTTGGTCGTATCGCGGGAGGTTCCGATAAGTAGCGCAAAGGCGATGGTCGAAGCCGCAGCGTTCCTGGCGCTGAGCAGCGCGATCACGGACGCCGGGGTCTATCAGGACGCGCCCGAGAACGCGCCGACCCCGCTCGTCATCATCGGCGATATGAAGAGCTCGCGCCTGCCGACCAAGGACGCCGACGCTGATCGCCGCGTGACGATCTCGATCGTCACGATCGTCGAAGCCGAGGAACGCGCTCCCCTGCTTGCGCTGCAGGAACAGATCGAAGCCGCGCTCGATGGCCAGAACCTGCAACAGGACGGCTGGCTCCTCGCCTTCGAGTTCGAGGACGACGACGCCGTCCTGAGCGAAGACGGCTCGACCTACAGCGGCATCACCAGTTTCACAGTGCTCGCGATCGCGCCGTAGCACTCCCCCACCACCCATAACCTACCCGCCGCGCACCCCGCGCAATCACAGGAGCACCACCATGGCTAAGAAACTCGGGAGTGATTACCGCCTGTTCGTCCAGTCCGCGACGGCTGGCACGTTCAACCAGCCTGCCGGTCAGGGCAATCTCAGCATCGATCGCGGAAAGGCGTTCTCGTCGAACGCGACGAAGGATCAGGAAGGCGTCGACACCCAGTCGCCAGGCCTGCGCACGATTACGATCAAGCAGGACCTGACGCCCGATCTGCCGGACGCTAACGGCTACACGCGGATGGAAACGCTCGACAAGACAAACGCGGCCGAGGTTTACCAGATCCGGAAGAAACCTCTCGGCGCGACCGACGTCGTATTCGAGTGCCTGATGTACACGTCGATCGACAGCACCGGGTTCGACCAGGGCGCGAGCGTCAAGTCGCCGCTTACGTTGCAGCCGGCAGCGCAGCCAACCGTCGACGCGCTCCAGTAAGCGCGCCTTTCCCGCCCCTCCCATAAGGAACATCCGTATGATCATGATCAACGGTAAGAGCTTCCGGACCAGCAAGCCGCAGGATCTGGACCAGAAGCTCGTCGCATTGACAGGCCATGGTCAGCATGAGGTGCAGGCGCTGCTCAGCGCTGGCCCTTCGCTCGCCGCGCGCGTGCTGATGCCGTACCTCGGCAAGCACGAGGGCGAGCCCGCGCCCGACCTCAACGAGCTCGCGAATGACATCGCCGCGGATCCGGACGCCATCGGCGCGATTGCCAAGCTGTATGCGCTACCGGCGGATACGGTCGAAGAGCTCGTCGCACAATGAGCGGCCTCGTCACCGCAGGCTTCGCCAACGAGGATCGGGGCGAACTGGCCGTGATCCTTGACGGCACGACGATGGGCCTCCGCCCTACCTTCGAAGCCCTGTCCGAGATCGAGCAGACGCTCGACCGTGGGTTGGTCGACCTCGCCCGAGACGCGCTGGGGGCGAAGCTCAAGCTGGCGGACACTGCGCAGATCGTCACGATCTGTGTCCGCGCGTGGGGCAAGGAAACCGAGAACAAGGGCGCAGCGGGTGCAAACGCTCAACGCATCGCGCGCCTGATCGTCGACAGTGAAGGCGGCCTCTACACCGTGCTGCAGACCGTCGCGAAGGTGCTCTCCGTCGCGGTCACCGGCGGGTACAACTCCGCGGGGGAACTGAAGCCGTCGACGACGACGACGACGACGGAGAAAGCCCCCGTCGACGGCTGATGGGCGTCGCCGCGTCAGTGCTCGGGTGGCGGCCTCGGGAATTCTGGCTCAGCACGCCGTCCGAGTTTTGGGCCTCCGTTAGGGCGTGGGAGAGGATGAACTGTTCCCCTGGGGAGGGGTGACCGCTGGCATATCTGGCGGCAGATCGTGTGCACCAGCCGCTGCCAGCACGTTGCCAAGTTCCTCCCGCTGCTTGCGGTCGTTCAGTTCGGTGCGACGGACTTGGCCACTTGCCATCTGGACCTCAATCCATTGGCTTGCCTGTACCCTCGAGGCGCTCCGGTCTTTCAGGATAGCGAACCGGATCATCAATTGCGGGGATGTGGAGTAGCTGTTTCCGAGGACGGCTTGGGCAAGAATGCCCTTCCCGCCTGTCACCGGTCGCTGGCACAGAAGGTGCCGCTCATCCTGCTCGACAACCGATGCTGACCGGTCGGAACACAGCAAGGCCAGTTTGTCCGACACCGTGGCCGGGGTTTCGTAAAACCACATGGTCACCGGCCCGCTCTGGGCTGACGCGCTACCAGCGGCACAAAGCGCCACCGCGCAACCGATTGAAAACCGCATCTTATCCTCCGCTGTTGGCCTCGGTATCGGTGGCCCATCCGTGTCGAGTCAAGCTTTCGAAGGAGGCGTCTATGGCTGATCAGACCGAACGTCTGCTGCTGCAAGTCGACGCGGCGACCGAGTTGCTGCGCCGGAACCTTGCCGAGGGCGAGAAGCCGCTCGACCGGTTCGAGAAGCGTGCCGCCAAAATGGCGGAGAACGTCGAAGGCTCGATCGGCAGCATGGGCAAGCGCTTCGGCGCGTTCGCCGATCTCGCGCAGGATGCCGCGACCAAGGCCGAGCGTTCATTCGAAGCGAGCTTCAGCAACGTCCAAAAGCTGGCGGCGAAGGCGATCGTCGCACCTACCGTCACAGGCGGCCTCAACATCGGCGCGGCGGACGCGCGCGCGGCGGCCGCAGCGGCGCAGCAACAGGCGATTGCCACGCGCCTGATCGCAGACGCGTCGGAACGCGCCGCGCAGGGCGAAGGTGTCCTGACTGAGCAGACGCGCCTCTACATCCAGGCGGCGCGCGCGGCGGCACTAGAAGCCGAGAACCACGCGAACGAACTGACGCGCGAAGCCGGCGCGCTCGAGCGGGTCGAGATTGAGCTTCAGCAGGCAGGCGCGGCGTCGCGCTTGTTCGGCGACGGTCAGAAGAAGGTGACGGCGCAGTCCGGCGCGCAGCGCGCGGCGATGCAGGGTCTGTCCTATCAGGTGCAGGACACCTTTACCCAGCTGAGCATGGGGGCGAACGCGTTTCAGGTCATCGCGATCCAGGGCGGCCAGGTCGCCGGGCAGTTCTCGAACCTCGAAGGCAAAGCCGGATCCTTCGCGCGGTTCATGATCGGACCGTGGGGTTTGGCCATCACCGCTGCCCTACTGGTGCTCGGTCCGCTGACCAAGGGCATGTTCGAGTTCAGCAACGCCGAAGACGAAGCACTCGACAAGCTCAAGAAGGACGCGATCGAGAGCGAAGTGACCGCGCGCGCAAAAGTGCGGTTCGCTGGGTCGGTCGAGGGCCTTACTATCGCTCTTCGGGACCAAGACAAGGCGCTGCGGCAGACTGCGGACAGCGAGAGGTCGGCTGCCGACCGCGCCAACATCGCCGCCAAGGGGAAGCGCGACGAGGCGTTGGCGATCCGGCAGACCACAGTCGCGCGCCTCGCCGACGCCGAGGCCATGTTCAACACCTTGGCCACCACCAGCGATGCGCGCGGTGGTGGTGCTGTCATCAATGCCGCACTGGCGCGCGTCACCGAACTGCGGAAGCAGCGCGCGGCGGCCGAGAAAGCGGTGACGGATTCCGAGCGGCAGCTCAACGTCACCCGGGTCGACATCGCCGCGGAGCGCGCCGCGATCTCGCTCGATCCGGTGCGCTCGGCAACCAAGGCAGTCGACGACAAGATCAACGCGCTGAAGAACGAGCTCCGCACGCAAGCCCGGCTAGGACAGGTCATTGGCGCGGAATCGGTTAAGCGCCTGCGCGAACTGGAAGCGCAGAAGAAGGCGGCGACCGAGTTGGCGACGGAAAAGTTGCGCGCCGCCAACGTGAAGCCGAACAACAACCAGATCGGCCGGGACGTGAACGTTGCCGAGGCGACCAGCATTATCGCCGGTATCGGCGGGCGAGTCACAAGCGGCTTGCGCTCGACCGAGCGCCAGGCGCAGTTGTATGCCAACAAGCTCGCCGGGCGGCACGCCGGACCGGTTGCCAAGCCCGGCACCAGCGATCACGAGCGCGGCCAAGCAATCGACGTTGCCTACGGTCCGGGGATCAGCGTTGCATCGATCCGCCAGGCGTTCGCCAAGGAAGGCGTCTCTATTCGGCAGCTGATCGACGAGCGCGACCAGAAGGTGTTCCACGTCGCCTTCGGCAAGAAGGGCCCGAGCCAGCAGTCGGTCGACGATCGCGCCGAGCGCGCACGGCAGAAGGTGCTGAGCGACGATCTCGCCTACGGACAGGAAGAGCAGGCGGCGCGGCAGCGGCTCACCGCGGCAACGCGCAAGTCGGCACAGACGCAAGAGCAGCGCGACGCCGAACTGGTCGCGAGCATCAATGCCGACGCCGATAGCCGCAAGCAGAAGATCGATCTCCAGCAGGAGAAGGGTCTGTCCAAGGCTCGCGCCGACAATCTGCGCTCGCTGAACGAACAGACGCGGGTGCAGGATCTGCAGAACGCCGCGGCCGACCGCGCCATGCGTGTGATCGAGCAGCGGTACGACGTTGATCGGCAGAGCCTCGAATCGCGCGTCGCCCTGCTCCGCATCAGCGAGGACATGGCCCCGACCGAGCGCGAGCGCGCGCGGATCGCCGAGCAGATCCTCGAGGCCGAGCAGACGCTTCGCCGCCAGGCGCTCGAGCGCGTTCGCGACACGTCCAAGGATCCGGATGCCGTCATGTCGGCGCAGCGCTCCCTCAGCGCCCTGCCCGCGCTGGAAGGTGCGGAACGCGGGCAGCTTGCCCGGCAGAATGCGTCACCGCTCGATGCCTACCGCGAGCGCCTCAAGTCGGCGACTGGCGACACGAACGCAGCGCTGCAGAGCGTGGCGGTCAACGGGCTCGGCTCGCTCGAGAACAGCGCAGCGTCCGCTATTGGCAAGGTCCTGAAGCTGAAGGGCGCATTTGGTGAGATGGCGTCGAGCGTCATTGCGGACCTCGCGCGCATCGCGATTCAAAAGGCGATCGTTGGTACCCTCGGAGGCAAGTTCCTGGGTTTCGCCGACGGCGGGTCGCTCGATGGAATACCGGGTCGGGCAGACGGTGGCTCGCTTGGCGGCCTGATCAGCGGGCCGGGGCATGGCCGGTCTGACAGCATCCTGGCGTTGTTGAAGGGCCCCGGTGGTGGTGCAGTGCGGCTCTCGAACCGCGAGTTCATCATGAACGAAGCTGCGGTCAACCATTACGGCCCGGGTGCGATGGCAGCGATCAATGCTCGTCGGCTGCCGCGCTTCGCGGATGGCGGGTCGCTCGGCGGCTCGCCTTCCCTCCCCAGCCTCCGCGCGCCGCGCCTGCCGGCGGCAGTCTACGGCGGCGGGGCGAACCGCCGCATGCAGTTGGACGCCAATGTGACGGTCAACGCCGGGCCAGAGTTCGAGGCCAAAATGGAGCGCGTCTCCCTACGGACCGTCGGCGCGACCGCAGAGCCGATCATGGCGGGTGCAAGCGCGCGGACCATGCGGCAACTCAATCGCGGGCAGCTGCCGGGAGCGTTCGACTGATGTTGATCAATATCCCGTCAGATCCCGTTGCCTCCGATATCGAGTGGACGATCGACCAGCCCGGACAGGTCAACCGCGGCGAGTTCACCGGCAAGCGAAGGGTCACCATTCTGGCGGCTGCGCCCCGATGGTTCGCTAAGGTCACTCTGCCCCCAATCACCGGCGAAAGTCGCGTGCTCGAATGGCGCGCGTTCGTGGTCGACTGCGACGGCGTCGCCAACAGCTTCCGGATCATCGCCTGCGAGAAGGACCAGATCGCAGGATCGCTCGACGTTCGCGTGAAGGGCGCCAATCAGGGTGGGCACTCGTTGATCACGTCCGGATGGGGCGCGGCGGGCCCGAAGCTCAAACGCGGCCAGTTCATAACGCTCGGCGACCAGCTGCTGATGGTGAATGCACCGGTGGTGGCCGATGCCGATGGCAACGCTACGATTTCGGTAAAGCCCTATATCCGGGTCGTGCCCGCGGACAAGGCAACGATCGAGGTCAAGCGGCCCTATGCCGTCATGGCGATGTCGGACCCGAAGAACGGCTGGAAGGTCGGTATCGGGCAGAAATACGGCGTTTCGTTCGATTGCGAGGAGGCGTTCTGATGGACAGCCGCCCCGACAGCGATGCGAACGGTGCGCTATCCGCTGACGTCCGCAAGCCAGTCACGTTCTGCTTTCTCGACCTCGCCGATGGCCCGATCCGCGTCACCAACGCGCCATACAGTTATTCCTTCACCGGCACGGGCGACGAAGACCTCGATGGTTTCACCTTCACCGCTGTTGACCCCCGCGTCGTGTCTGTTGGCGCGGTCAAGGCGCGCGAGGGCGGTACCGACACGGTGTCGCTGCAGCTGTCCGGCCTCGCTGGCGTCGACGACGAACTCATGACCCAGATCGGCAACAAGGCGAACTACGTGGGTCGCGACTGCCGCCTGTGGCGGGCAATGCTAGATCCACGGCAGCTGACGCGCATCGGCGCGCTGTGGTCGTTCTACACCGGGTACATGTCGGTGCCGAAGATCGTCGGCGACCAGACCAGTCAGACGATCAACCTCGATGTCGAATCGTACCTTGGCTTCTTCGGCCAGGCCTCGAACCGGACCTATCTCGATCAGCAAAGCTATGATCCGGGCGACCGGTCGGCCGAGCTCGCGATCGCGATCGCCAATGGCGCCAGCCGCAGATCCTAAACGGGAGTCGATTATGAACCGTCTACCCGATTGGGAGGCGCGGTTGGCCGCGTATCTCGAACCCCTCCGCACGCTCCCCTTCGCATGGGGCGCGCACGACTGCTGCACGTTTGCGGCCGGCGCGGTTAAGGCGATGACCGGCGTCGACCCGATGCCCGAGTTTCGGGGGCGCTACACCACGGCCCGCGGGTCGGTGCGCGCGCTGCGTCGGATCGGTGCTGGTAGCCTCGCGTCCACCCTCAGCGGCAAGTTCGAGACGGTTGATCCGTCGCTCGCGCATCGTGGTGACATCATCATGTCCGACGGGCTGCTGGGGATCTGCTTGGGCCCGTTCCTCGTGGCGGTAGGCTCTGAGGGCGACCGTGAGGGACTGATCAGGATCGATCGCGCTCGCTGGGTCGCGCCGCGCGCCTGGCACGTTCGGTTCGGGGTCTGACGGTTGGCCAAAGCACTCAAATTTGCCGCGCTTGCCGTTGGCGCGGTCGCGCTGATTGCGACCGGCGTCGGTGCGGTCGCGCTCGGCGGGCTTGCCGGATCGCTGACCGTCGCCGGTGTCTCGACCGGGACGCTGTTTCTTGCCTCGGGCGGCCTGACGCTTGCGGCGAGCCTGCTACAGAAGGGCCCCAAGGTCACCGCATCACAGACGGATCGGCTGACCGCAAGCATTGACCCCCGCACCTTCCGCAAGACCGTGCTGGGCCAGACCGCAATGCCGGTCGACGTCCGGTACGAGGAGTGGTCGGGCAAGGATCAGGAGATCTGCGACTGGATCGTCGCATTCGCCAGCCATGCGATCGACAGCCTTGAGGAGATCTGGTTCGATACCGAGATGGCGTGGTCGGCGACGACCGGCGTCGTTGCCAAATACAACGGTTATTTCTCGATCCCCAACCTCATCCTCGAAGGCACGCCGCAGAACGCTTTCACGTTCGGCCAGTGGAACCGCAATAGCGCGCGCCTGACCGGCTGCGCCTACGCGCGCTTCCGCTTCAAGGTCACCGGGAACAGCAAGAAGGCAGAGAGCCCGTTCTCGAGCGGCATCCCCAGCAGGATCACCGTGATCGGTCGCGGCGCCAAGCTGTACGATCCGCGGCGCGACAGCACCGTGCCGGGCGGGAACGGCCCGATGCGCGCGGACGATCAGTCGACTTGGCGCTTCAAGACCGACGACGGCGTCGTGATCGGCGAGAACCTGCCGCTCCAGATCCTGCGCGTCATCCTCGGCTGGCGGATCCGCAACCCGGCAAGCGGCGTCATGAAGCTGGCGACCGGCGCTGGCGTCCCTATGCGGCGTATCAGCTTGCCGTCGTTCCAGGTTGCGGCGAACCTCGCCGACGAGCTCGTCAACCGGGCAGCGGGCGGCAACGAGCCCCGCTACCACGGCGCTGGCGTGATCTCCGAGGGCGACGATCACAAAACTGTTCTCGATATGCTGTGCACGGCATGCTGCGGGCGTTTCCGGGATACCGGCGGCAAGCTGTCACTCTCGATCTCACATAACGATCTGGCGACGGCGGCGCTGGATGACGGATTGAACGATGACGACGTGGTCGGCGCGTTCACTTGGGATCCCGACCCCTCGCTCGAAACTACGCCGAATGTCGTGCGCGGGCGCTACGTCGATGCGACGTCGGCCTCGCTCTACCAGTTGATCGACTATCCCGAGGTGCGTCTGCCGAGCCCCGACGGGCAGGATCGCTATCTCTCGCTCGACCTTGGCGTCGTCGAAAGCCCGAGCCATGCGCAGCGCGTCGCCAAGCAGGTGCTGCAGCGCCGGCAATACTCCCGCCAGTTCGCCGCCCCGTTCGATATCCGCGCGTGGAAGTACACCGTTGGCGACGTGCTGCCGTTCACCTTCGCGCCGCTCGGGTTCAAGCGCGGCGTGTTCCGGGTGAAGGAGCAGGAGCTCGGTCAGGGCGGTACCTGCAACATGGTGCTGACGTTCGAGACCCCCGTCTTCTACCAGTGGGACGCGGACGACTCCCTGCCCGTCCAGGGCGCCGAGCCGATCGTCTACGACCGCGCCAACAACCCGCTGATCCTCGCAATCGACGAAGCGGCCACGACGGCGTTCTGGAACGGGGTCACCGGCGACGGCAAACCGGCTGACGACGCAACGAACAGCGCTGACCCGAACAGCCCATTCGGACCCGGTACGGTCGGCGGCGCGATCGCGCAGCTGACCGAGTTCGACCTCCAGATCGCCGCGGCCCACGATCAACTCGAGGATATCGACGGCACGACGATCCCTGCGATTAACAAGGCCGTCGCTGACGCAGGCGCTCGGATTGAGACCGTCAAGAAAGATGCGGACGATGCGCTGTCGTCTGCTGTCGCGCTGCTTACCGACAGCGATGCCAAGATTAACCGGCGGATCGATAGCGTGGCGGCGGCGGGCGGCTATGACGACACGTCGGTGCGCGCCGAAATCAAGCGGGTCGACGAAACAGCGGTGAGCCGAGACGGCACTATCAGCCGGCGGATCGACAGCGTTGTCACCGATTACAACGCAGGCGACGTCGCGACGAACGGCCGGATCGATCAGGTCGCCACGACGGCGTCGGATGCAAAGAAAGCCGTTTCAGACTTGTCGACCAGCGTCGACACCAACTTCCGCGGCATCAATTCGACGCTGACCAATTACGACCAACGCATCAGCGGCTTGGCAACTGACGCGCAGGGATACGCCGGTCGCACGACGAAGCTTGAGGCCGCAGCAATGTCGGGCGGCGTGTATCTTAACGCGAACCCGACCTATGCCATCTGGCCTGACGGTCAGCGGCTGGCCTCCGGGTGGCTCGACTGGAACGGACCTACCAACCTCTCGGTGGGTCGGGGGATCGATACAACGCGGCTAGACAGCCCGTATTACATGTCGACGAACCAGACGGCGCCGGACATCAATATCGGGCACTATCAGACCCTGGCCGCGTGCAAGGAGGCGGGGTGGTACGTGTTCACCGCCGAGGCGGACCTCGTCGCCGGAAGGTGGGAGGGTTCTGGTCTCACGCTTGGCGGGGGATACAACCTCGACTTCGCGGGCACTGCGGATCAGGCTGGCGACATCAGCGCGACCAAGATGGGCAACCGGCGATGGACCCTGCTTTTTCAGAAGCCAAAGGATACGGCGCAGAACTTCCACGCCATGCAAAGCTGGGATGGATTCGGACGACCGCGCCCCCAAAAGGTTTTGTCTTGGCGCCACGCATCGATCCGTCCGGCAAACGACGGCGAAATCAAAGCCGGGAGGGCGGACGCTGCTCTGCCGCTCGTTGCGGCGCGGGTGAAGGTCACCGAGGACACGCTCGCCGATCTGCCGAACCGTTATGCCGCATCCGCTCGGGCGGCGACGTTGGAAGCTCAGGTGCAAGGCACCGCGGACAGCAACCTCTTGGCGCGGGCCAACGACCGGGCTGCGGCCATTGCGGATTCCAAGGTCGGATCCGTGGTGCAGTCGGTCAACACGCTATCGGCGCTCGTCCTGAATTCTGGCGTCAATCTGTTGCCGAACTCGTCCGGCGAGAACGGCGGCGTTAACACCGGATCGGCGTATCAGTGGTCAGCCGGTGGCGGTGCTTGGTATTCCGGCGTCAGCACGAGCTGGGGCCAGCGGATGCAGAACGACGCCCCGACGGGCAACGTGATCTCGATCGACGGTCCCCGGATCCTGTGCAGCCCGAACACGAGCTACACCGCCTCCGGGGATCTCCTGCTGATTTCTGACCTGAGCAATCCGTCTTGCTACGTCGACATCGTGTTCGAACGTCTCGACGGTAGCCTGTTCTATCCCGGGGGCGGTCGGCCAGTCCGCGGTTCGCGTGACTTCGGGTCTTCCGGCTTCCGAGATGCAACTTGGATGACGGCAAAGGCACCCGCGGATGCCGCCAAGGTGTTCATGCGTGGCATCTTCGCGTCGGATCAAGCGGGTTCACACCGCAACATCGGCATCCGCCAGGCAAAGCTTGAGGTTGGCCCCGGACCGTACACCCCCTATTCGCAGGAGGGTACGCTTCAACAGGCTTCGGCTCAGTTGGCCATTGCTTCCGGGGCGATCGCTGGCCTTGATGGCCGCAGCAGCGTTTATTGGTCGGTGACCGGTACGACGCCAGACGGCAGCACGCGGATTCAGCTGTCGAAGGCCAATGGTTCGGCGGGCCTGTTCTACGTCGAAGCGAATATGCTTCTGAACGGCAACCTGACGGTCGACGGCACGATTACGGCGCGTAAGTTCGATCGCAACAGCATGTCGCGCGAGGGCACCTCGGTTTGGCAGGGCAGCGTATCGCCTCCAGCCGGATCGACGGTAAGTGTGCCGTGGGGGCTGGGCCTGTCGCAGATCCCGGGCCTCGGACGGTTCGTCTACGAATATCAGACGCAGATAAACACCAACGTCGGGCAGCGGCAGACGACCACGATGAACGGCAAGCCGGCCTACCTTGACTATGTCTCGGCGGGCGGCGGCGTGAACATCGTCGCTCGAGACAATCAGGGCAACGAATACCGACCGAAGGCGAACTCGTCAGCGGCGGTCCTCGCCACGACCGACTTCGTGCCGTCGTGGACCGCCACGGTCACGAATGGGGCCTACGACACCGGCTGGATCGATCAGGGCGACTATTACAGCCGCCAGGTCGCCGGAACCTACACCGTCACGCTCATCAACCTGAAGGTGACCTGGGTCGCCATCTGACGCTCCACGGAGGGCAATATGGAATATTGGATCGTCTACAGCCTCGATACTTTCCAGGAGGTGTATCGCGGTTCAGGCAACCCCGGCAGCAGCGGCTATCAACCGCTGCCTGAGGGGCTGGGCCTGATCGTGGTGCCGTTCTCGGTGATCTCCAAAGGCGATATCGACGTCGAGGCTCTGCGCGCGGCGATGAACCTGTTCGTCGACGCATCGGCCGAGGCTTTCCGCCTCCAGTTCCTCACGGCTGGCGCAGGTCAGGCCATGACGTACCAACGCAAGGAGGCAGAAGCCCGCGCATGGCTGCTCGACAACACCGCGCGGACGCCCTTCCTCGAGGCCGAAGCATTCAGTTGCGGCGTGACGATCGCCGAACTGGTGCCGGTGGTAATCGCTCGAGCCGATCAGTGGGAGGTCGTTGGGGCGCTGATCGAGGGCGAGCGAATGGGCGCGAAGGACAAGATCGCCCGGGGCGAGACCTTCGCAGATATCGTCAAGGTGGGTCGGATCAGCTGGCAGGCGCTGGTCGAGCCGCCCACGGCTGCCGCCTGACGTGGCGACCCGCGAGCCCGCCCTCACGCGGCTGAGCAACTGGATCATCCAGTTCCTGATTTCGATCGATCAGTTCGCCTACGTGCTGCTCGCCGGGCCGTTTTACCTGCTGTTCGGCGGGCCCTGCCCCTCGGCTGATGAGACGATCAGTTCCCGCGTCGGGCGCGCCGCTATGGCTGGCGACTGGTGGGGCAAGCCCTTCCAATGGCTGATCGACCACCTGTTCATGCTGCTCGGATCGAAGCCCGGCCACTGCGCCCGTGCGATCGAGACCGCTTTCCTGGGCATGGCGCCCAAGTAACGCCGAAAGGTCCTCACAATGACGATTTGCCGCAACGCTGCCCGGAGGGCGGTGCGATGATCCTTGTGCTGTATATCTTGGTGCTGGCCGCTTGGGCCGCGGTGGTGGCCTACATGGTCCCGGCGGTGTGGGCGATCTATCGCCGGACCCCGCGATACGGCGACAGTTCGCGGCTCGTCTGCTTCGCCTGGGGGCTACTCAACCTCGGGTTCCTGTCTCGGCGCATCATCATGGATCGCGACGGAGACCCGGCCATCGTCGCCTTGCTCATCGCATCATTCTGCGTCGCCGTTCTCACGATCGGGACAGCAAGGAGGTACGGTCGTGGCTACCGCGTTTGAATGGTTCCGCGCCAACCTGACACCAGGCGCAATCGGCATCTACGCGCTGCTCGGAGCAGTCGTCGGCGGATATTTCAAATTCAAGCCGCTTGCGATGAAGCTGGCCAACGAGCGCGAGGCCAATTTGCTGCGAGAACGCTCCGAAGAGATGGAGCGCATGCGCGTTCGGATGGACGCGGTCGAGATGGCAGCGCGCACGGCATCGCTCGAGGCCGACAAGCAAATAGCTATGCTTCAAGCTGAGAGGGCAATCGACCGGCACCGCATCAACAACGTGACGCAATGCCTCGACGCACTGATCCTGCTGATCGAGCAGGATCCCGCCAAAGCGTCTGAGGCTGCGACCCGGATCAAAGCCATGCGCGCCGATCAGATGAAGGCGGAGGCCCTCGAGAAAGGGACCGCGGCGATCGTCAAATCACAAGGGGTGGGTTTATGAGCATCGACAGCACCATCGACGGGACGATCGGCAAGGAAGGCGCGTATTCGAACCATCCGTCGGATCGCGGCGGCCCGACTAAATGGGGTATCACCGAACGGGTAGCGCGCAAGCACGGCTACACCGGCGACATGCGCGACCTACCACGCGCCGAGGCGGTGCGGATCTACCGCGCGGCCTACGTCATCGCGCCCGGCTTCGACAAGGTGGCCGAGATCAGCCCAGCCGTCGCGGAAGAGTTGTTCGATACCGGCGTGAACATGGGGCCGGACGTTCCCGCACGTTGGTTCCAGGAATGGCTGAACGTATTCAATCAGCGCGGCCGCGACTATGCAGATATCAACGAGGATGCCGACATCGGCCCCGGCACGCTTAAGGCATTCCGAGCCTTTCGAGCGAAGCGAGGCCCGGCCGAAGCTGATCGCATCATGCTTCTAGCGCTGAACAGCGACCAGGGGGCGCGCTACAAGCAGCTTGCGCGGTCGCGACCGGCAAACGAGGACTTCGTCTACGGCTGGATGGCCAACCGGGTAGGACTGGCATGAGCGCCCGTCAAATTCGTGGAGAGCGTGCAGTTCTTTGGAACTCGGACCTTTCTCGTCTCGCCTTCCGCTGCCCCGGCTGTGGAGAGCCCCATGTCTGCACTATAAAGGAAGGTCTTGGTCGTCCAGCGTGGGGCTGGAATGGCAACCTCGATCGTCCGACGCTGACACCTTCCGTGCTGGTGACGTACAATGGTCCGGACGCAGGGCAGACAGATGCAGACGGTCACCGCGCGCCCCAGGCCGTCTGCCACAGCTTCGTCACGGACGGCCGAATCCAGTTCCTGGGCGACTGCACGCACGCCCTAGCAGGCCAGACGGTCGACATTCCTGAGTTCACGGCGTGACCAGCCGCCTTCAAGAGTGGGGCTTGATCGCCCTGTCGCTTCTGGCCGCTGCGCTGCTCGCGCTGATCGGTTGGACCTTCGCAATCATCGGCCAGCATATCGGGCCCGACGGTCGTGTGCCGTCGGCGGAAGCGTTCGGGCTGACCGCGCTGCTCCTGTCGTTCCGTGAGGTCATTGGCTCGATCCGCGCCCTGTACGACGCGGCCGATCGGACGAGCCTGACCGAAAAGCTCGCCGCAGCGAACCCGGCCGCAGCGCCTGTCCCCCAAGACGCGATCGCCGGCGCACAGACCGCGGCGGACAGCGCTCAACAGACGGTCGACCAACTCGCCGAACAAGGGGCTCGGACATGACAGACGTGGGCAAATGGTTCGGCGCAAATACTGCTCGGCTGATCCTCATCGTCGGGCTGATCGTGCTGATCGCCACGGTCATCTCCATTCGGTCCTGCAACGTCGCGCGCACGGCAACGACCGAGACGTCCCTCGCAACCGGCCAAGCGGGCGCGGCGGCCGAGAGCGGCGCGGATGCAGTGAACACCGTCGGCAATCGTGCCCAGGCAGAGGAACAGTCAGATGCAATCTCGCGAGAAAACGACGGCGCCATCCGTAACGCCGAAGGCGCGACCGTTGTCGTCCCGGCGGCTGTTTCAGGTGCTGGCATTAGCGCACTATGTCGTCGCACGGCCTACCAGGGCGATCCTCGCTGCGCTCAGCCTCAGTAGCTGCGCTGCCAGCGTCATCGTCGCCAGCCCGACCGACTGCGCGGGCCTGCTGCCGGACAGCTGGCGTAAGCCCGTCGCCGGCGCGCCCCTTCCTCCATACGCGGCGGTGATGGCTGACTGGGTCGGGTTCGCGGATTTGCAAACCGCCCAACTCGACAAGGCGAACGGCCGGACGGTCGACGCGATCGACATCGTCTCGCGCTGCGAAGCGCGCGCTGCGGCGGCTCAGCAAAAAGCCCGCCCCAAGGTGCTCGGCATCTTCTGATCTGCCTCGAACACAGGAAGGATGCCCGTGGCCAATCCACCCGATATCAAGACATTCCAACGGCGCATCGATCCGAACATGCCGCGCCGCGGGTTTTACCCCGTGCTGACACGCGGCGACCTTGTGCGCGACATCCTTCAGTCCGGCGAGGAAGTGACCTCGTTCACCGTCACCCCCAACGCCGACGCCACGGCGGCCGGTCTGGTGGTGCTCACCGAGGGCGACTTCGCGCCGCGATATTCCGGCCTCGTCTTCGCCTTCTGGGTCGAAATCGCATCCGCAATGCGCAGCAGCGCCATCTTCAACGGCACCGGCATCGTGCTCGGCGTCGAGATCAGCTTCACGACGAATTTTCAGCAACAGGACCAGATCACGGTCGGCATTCGGGTGGCGAACAAATGA